CAGACGCTGTTCCCGCACATCGAACTATCAAAAGAATCCGCCGCCGCTGCGCGATGGGCAACCACAAGGGGGGATGAACTATACGCCGCTGGCGTCGGGTCCGGCATCCTCGGATTCCGGGCCGATGTCGGGCTGATCGACGACCCGATTTCCGGTTTCGAGCAAGCACAAAGCTTGACGCAACTGAAAAAGGTCCACGAATGGTACGAAACGGACTTCGTAACGCGTCTGAAACCAAACGCCAAAGTAATCTTGATCTGCCAACGGCTGGCGAGGAACGATCTGGCCGGATATCTGATTGATAGGAACGCTGTTCAACAGACCCGGAGACAGAAAATTCTTCGTCTGAGAATGGAAGCGGACACGGAAGATGCCCTGGGGCGCTCGCCGGGCGATCGCCTGTGGCCGGAATGGTTCACAGAACGGATGGTGGAGGACGCAAAACGCGACGAATTCAAGTGGAAGACGCTCTACCAGCAAGAACCGCCCGCCGACGAAGGGTCATGGGTTTCCACCGAGGAAATCCAGTTTCGCCCGACCCCCATCATTTCCCCGGAGACTGTATGCTATGGAATGTCAGACTTGGCTCTGTCGGTCAATACAGGGGACTACACAGTTCACTTCATTGTGGCAGTTGATTCAAACGGAGACTGGGATATCATTGATGCTTCGCGGAAGCGCGTTGACGTTGATTGTTCCTCCAACGACATTGTGTCGTTCTGCGAAACGTATTCCCCCGTTGAATGGTTGATTGACGACGACAACGCGTCCAAGGTCTTTGGGCCGCTGGTAGCAACACGGGCGAGGGAAAGAGGGGTCCCCGTGCCCTGGAAACGCATGCCGATGCGCGGACAAGACAAGGAAACACGTGCTGCGCCCCTGCGCGGGCAATTCAAACGCCGCAAAGTGTACATGCCGGCCAACGCGCCGTTTACAAAATGGCTCGTGCCCGAGCTTCTGATGTTCCCGAACGCCATGGGGCAAGGGGTGGACGACGGAGTGGACGCTTTGGGCCTCATGGGACGCAGACTGCTTTCGCTAGCTCTACCGTCGAACGTTGTGCCGATCCGGCGCAATCCGACGATTCAGGAAATGACCCTCGATCAACTGTTCGAGGACATGCCAAACATCGCTAACTCAAGGATCTAACATGGGCGCACTGGAACAACTTCTTGCCGGAATCGACAGCGCCAAACGGACGGTTGGTCGGAATATCAGCGACCTTTACGCGGACCCAACTGCATATGCTGAAAAGGTCGTGGGCCACCTGCGGAATCAAAACGCCGGGGTCGCCCCTGTCGCTGCTGGCGGGGAACTCACCAACCGGCCCCTGACGATGGAAGAAAGGGTCACGCAAACAACAGACGCCCTCGATCCGGGGCACGGTGTCGTTGGGTCAATCAGAAATGTGGATCTTCTCAGGCAACTATTGGGGCCAGAAAGCTCGCGGGCAAGAAAGATATTGTCCGGGCAAAGTCCCGAGAGAGCGTTGAGAGGATATCAGCCGATGGAAGAAGGGGGCGCGTATCCGGTTTTGGGTAACAACGCGTTGCGGTACGAAACTGCTCGTCCCACTTTTAACCCAAACGTTGTTCATTACGATGCCTCTGGTGGAGAACAAGCGCTACAAATAGCTGGTCTGTCGCACCTTGCGCCAACAGGGGACAAACTTCCGGTGGCGGATAGGCTGCGGAATATGAAAACCTCGCAGCTACGCCTGCAAGACGTGTCCAGTATTCCGGAAGACCAAGCAAGGTTCGTGGAATATGACCCGTGGTTCCAGCAATTCGGGCCAAAAAGGAGGTTGGACCCGGCAAAACCGTATGAATTTTACATCAACTCCGGCGAAGGAATGGTGGACGAAAACGTTTTTGATATGCCGATGGACCTCAAAATTCGCGACATCATCAATGACCCCGAACTAAGGAAAGCTTACAACATGTCGTTGGCTGTTCCCGCCGACAGCCGTTTTCATCAACTTTCAAGGATACTTCGCGATGCCGAGTAAATCTCCCTCCCAAGCTCGTTTGATGGCTGCTGTTGCTCATGGATGGAAACCCCCGGCATCGTCCGGCATCCATGTTCCTGTGAAAGTGGCCAAGGAATTCAACGCAGCGGACGCTGCCAAGGCCCATGCGACCGCGAAAGCGCTGAGGAAGCGGTAATGTGTTTGATGCTTCAGATACTTGACAAAAGACTCCGGGCGTGTTAAACTAGAGGTACGATGTCCGACTCCTACCATACCGCCGAACGCATCAAGTCGATCTCCCGCACCGAGGAGACCCCCGCCAGTCGCTATGACAGGTGGAAAGCGGAGATCACGATGGCCGAGAAGGAACTGGACAAGTTCCATCGGCAGGGGCGCAACACCGACCGCAGGTTCCGTGACGAGCGCGATGCTGCCGACCAGGCAGACCGCAAGTTCAACATCTTCTCGGCCAACGTCGGCATCATGGAGTCGGTGCTGTACTCCAACATCCCGAAGGTGACTGTTACCCGCCGCTTCGGGCAGGCGATGGACGACCCGGCCCGCGTGGCGGCGCTCATGCTCCAGAACACCATCATGCAGGACATCGACGAGCCGGAGTGCGACTTCGGGCAGGTCATGCGTGAATCGGTGCAGGACCGCCTCGTGCCCGGCCTTGGCTGTGCGTGGCTGCGGCTGGAGACCGAGACGGAAGAGAAGACCCTTGACGAGATCACCGACCCGCTGACCGGCGAGGTTACGCAGGAAGCGGCGTCCTACGAGGTTGTCGCCCGGCAAGAGATCGAGATCGAGCACATCTATTGGGAAGACCTGCTGTGGTCTCCCTGCCGGACGTGGCGCGAGCGCCGTTGGGTCGCCCGTCGTGCCTACATGGACCAGGACGCGCTGGTGAAGCGGTTCGGGGAGCAGAAGGGCAAGGAGATACCGCTGGACTACAACCCGCGTATCGGCAGTGACCACTCCAACGACCCCAAGAACGACGTGCTCCAGAAGGCCATCATCTACGAGATCTGGGACCGTCAGACACGCAAGGTGCTGTGGCTGTCCAAGGCGTATCCGGGCCTGCTGGACGAAGTGGATGACCCGTTGCAGCTTGAAGACTTCGAGCCGTGTCCCAAGCCGCTGTTCGCTTTGATGACGACCTCCAACTGTGTCCCCACCAACGACTTCGTGATGACGCAGGACCAGTACAACGAACTCGATCTGGTCAACAACCGCATCTCCCTGCTGGTCCAGGCGTGCAAGGTGGTCGGCGTCTATGATGCCCACGCCACGGGCGTCCAGCGCATGCTCCAGCAGGGCAGCGAGAACACGATGGTGCCTGTGGATAACTGGGCCATGTTCGCCGAGAAGGGTGGGGTCAAGGGCGCTGTCGACTGGCTGCCGCTGGAGGCCGTCATCGCCGCGCTGGAGCGGCTGCGTCAGGCCCGTGACGATATCAAGGGGCAGATTTACGAACTGACGGGGATCAGCGACATCGTGCGTGGCAACACCAAGGCGAGCGAGACGCTTGGGGCGCAACAGTTGAAGGCCAAGTTCGCCAACGTCCGCATCCAGAAGCTCCAGGATGAGGTCAGCCGGTTCGCGCAGGACATCCTTCGCATCAAGGGCGAGATTATCTGCCGGCACTTCGTCCCCGAACAGATTCTCGAACTGTCCAACTTCAAGTATTACCTTGACAGTCAGAACGCGCCGCTGGTCCATGAGGCTGTGGCGCTGCTCAAGGGCGACCATGAACGCTTCGAGTGGCGTGTCAATGTGCAGGCTGACAGTCTGGCGATGGAGGACACCGAACAGGCCAAGAAGGACAAGGTTGAGTTCACCAACGCCGTCGCCACGTTCCTCCAGTCGGCGGCAACGACCATGAAGGCGTTCCCGGACACCGCCCCGGTCTTGTTCAACACGCTCAAGTACGTCATATCCGGGTTCAAGGGTGCGCAGGAACTCGAAGGGGTGATCGACCAGAACCTCGACACCATCATGCAGAAGATTCAGAACCCGCCGCCTCCCCCGCCCGACCCCGCCGTGCAGAAGGCGCAGGCCGAGATGCAGATGGAGCAACAACGCTTCCAGCTTGAGTCACAGGCCAAGCAGCAGGACATGCAGATCGCCCGCGAGAAAGCGGCGATGGACATGCAGGTGAAGCAGCAGGAACTCGCCTTCAAGCAGCAGGAGCACCAGATGTCGCTCCAGCACGACGCCATGAAGAACCAACAACAGTTGGCGCAGCAGCGCGAGAAGTTCGACGCGCAGGTGGCTGCCGACAGCGCCAAGGCCATGCTGGAAATGACCAAAACGACCAAGGAGGAAGCAGACAATGATTGACGTTTCGTACCGCTACAGAACTGCCGATCTCAGGGGCGGCCGCATGATGCTGGATCCGGAGACTGGCATCATCACGCTGGAAGGCGTGCCCGTCGATGAGCACGTCGAGATGCCGCTGCCCAAGGACTTCGACATGACCATCGAGCAGGAAGAAGAACTTGTGCAAAGTGCCAAACCGACTGCTCCCGTCAAGAAGGTGACGAAGCATGGCAAGGCGTAGCTGGATTCAACTCAATGGCCGCCTCTACGAACGGGGTGTCGATGTCATCCCGGAGGAATCGCGCAAAGGCCCAACAGTCATGGGGGACCTTCCTGATTTCGTGTCGCCTATCGACGGCACTGTGGTTTCGGGTCGGGCTGGAATGCGCGAGCACTGTCGCAAGCATGATGTCGTCCCAACGGCGGACCTGAAAGGGCTTCCGACTACCCCGCCGCGCTACGAGCCTGACCGCGCGGCCATCCGCGAGGAAATCCGCAAGCAACTCTACAGATAAGGAAAACTAATGAGCATGTGCATCTACCACGGCAACTGTGCAGACGGCTTCGGGGCTGCGTGGGTTGTTCGCAAGGCGCTGGGCGAGATTGATTTCCACCCCGGCAAATACCAAGAGCCGCCGCCCGATGTGACCGGCAAGGACGTGGTGATGGTTGATTTCAGCTACAAGCGCCCGGTGCTGCTGGAAATGGCCGAGAAGGCGAACAGCATCTTGATTCTGGACCACCACAAGACGGCAGCGGAAGACCTGCTTGACCTGCCGGCGAACGTGACGGCCAAGTTCGATATGGACCACAGCGGCGCGATGCTGACGTGGGAGCACTTCTTCCCCGGCGAAACCCCGCCGCCACTTTTGTTGCACATTGAGGACCGCGACCTGTGGCGCTTCGCGCTCCAGAACACGCGCCAGATTCAAGCAAACGTGTTTTCCTACCCTTACGATTTCCAGGTGTGGGATACGCTCATGGCAGCGGCGCCTGCGGCATTGACGGCTGAGGGCGAAGCCATTGAGCGCAAGCACTTCAAGGACATTCAGGAATTGCTCGGTGTTACGACGCGGGAAATGGTGATCGGCGGGCACCGCGTGCCGGTGGCGAACCTGCCCTACACCATGAGCAGCGACGCTGGTCACGAAATGGCGAAGGGAAAGCCGTTCGCGGCCTGCTATTGGGACACGCCGGAAGGCCGTGTTTTCAGCCTGCGTTCGAGCGATGAAGGCGTTGATGTCTCCGAGATAGCGAAGCAGTACGGGGGCGGCGGACATCGCAACGCAAGCGGGTTCAAAGTGAGTTTTAATGTTGCACAAAACTTTGAATTAAAATAAGGAAAATCTAATGGACAACGATCTCAGATCAACGCTTGAAGCGGCTGTCGAGGAGCACACTCCCGAACCAGTCGCTACCGAATCCGCCCCGGCTGCCGCTCCTGCGGCCCCCGCCCCTGCCCCCACTCCTTCTCAGGAGGCGGCCTCCCCGCAGGACACGGCTGGCGCTGCCACTCCCGCCAGTGCCGAGCCGGTGGCGGATCCCGACAAGCCCAAGCCGATCACCGAGGTCGCTGACCAACAGCCGGAACAGCCGGAACAGCCGAAGCGCGAGTTGCGCGCGGATCGCGCCCCGCAGTCGTGGAAGGGTGAGGCGAAGCAGGTATGGGCACAGTTGCCGCTGAACGTTCGCCAGGAAGTGCTGCGCCGCGAGCGCGAGACCACCAAGGTTCTCCAGGAAACAGCCGAAGACCGCAACCGGCTCAACGCTGTCCGTGAAGTACTTGCCCCGCACATGGACCGCATCAACACCATCTATGGCGGCAATCCGATCCAGGCGATCAACAATATGCTGAACGTCGAGCGGATCATGCTCAACGGCGACCCGGCGACCAAGGTGCAGATGGTCGCCAACATGATCAAGCACTTCAACATCGACGTGGTGAGTCTGGACCGTGTGTTGTCCGGCCAAGGCGGCCCGACCCCGGAGGTCGCCCAACAGTCGGCGCTGGAGCAATTGCTGGAGCAGAAGCTGGCTCCGGTCCAACAGTTCATCCAGTCGCAGCAACAGCAAGCCGCTCAACAGCGGCACCGGATGGAGCAGGAAATTGATTACACGGTCGAGTCGATGGTCGCTGATGTGGAGCGGTTCCCGTACTTCGAGGAAGTACGCGAGGACATGGCCGACTTGATCGACATCGCAGCAAAAAAGGGCGCTGTGCTTTCCCTTGAGGAAGCATATCGCCGTGCAGTACGGATGAACGACGGCGCTTATCAGGCATCGTCGGTGCGTGAATCCTCACAGGCCGCGACCAATGCGGCCTTGCAAGCCCACCAGCAGGCGCAACGCGCCAAAGGAGCTTCGCTATCAGTGAGTGGAGCACCATCGACGCCTGGAAGCGGCGGTCCCAATCCAAACGATCTCAGAGGAACCATCGAGAGCCTCTTGGGAGGCATGGGAGCACGGTTATGAGCAGGTTCAGAAGTATCCTCGTCAAGGAAATTACTGGACCCGGCACAGTTACCAAAGACGCCAACCCCATTCCCAAGCAGTTCAGAACTCCGCATGTTGTTGCAGGCGTCCCGCGCACGACGCCGGCCGAAGCTGTTCAGCCCATCGGCAGTCCCGTGAGCACAGTCCCTCAACCTCAATAGGAGCATTACCGTGAGTTTCGCCAACCCCTCCATCAGCGACATCATCGCTACCACGATCCAGAACCGTTCCGGCATCATCGCCGACAACGTGACCAAGAACAACGCTCTGTTGTCCCGTCTCAAGCAGCGCGGCAACGTCAAGAAGTTCAGCGGCGGTAACGTCATCCTGCAAGAACTGTCGTTCGCCGAGAACGCCAACGCCGGCTACTACAGCGGTTACGAGACCCTGCCGGTCGCCGCGCAGGACGTGATCTCCGCAGCGCAGTACGACATCAAGCAGGCTGCCTGCCCCGTCACCATCTCCGGCCTCGAACAGTTGCAGAACGCCGGCAAGGAACAGATCATCGACCTGCTGGAAGGCCGCATCGCCGTTGCCGAAAGCACGATGGCCAACCTGATCTCCAGCGGCCTCTACTCCGATGGCACCGGCTACGGTGGCAAGGAAATCACCGGCCTGAATCTCCAGGTTCCGGTCAATCCGGCTACCGGCTCGCCGGGCGGCATCGACCGTGCCACGTGGAACTTCTGGCGCTCCAAGATGTTCGACTTCACGACCGATGGTGGCGCCCCGGTTTCGGCCAGCAACATCCAGACCTACTTCAACAAGCTGTGGGCACAGTTGGTCCGTGGCAATGACCGTCCCGACCTCATCATCGTCGACTCCGTGCTGTGGGGCTTCTACACCGCCTCGCTGCAACTGATCCAGCGTTTCACTTCCAGCGACTCGGCCAACCTCGGCTTCGTCACGCAGAAGTTCATGGACGCAGACGTGGTGCTCGACGGCGGTATCGGCGGCTTCTGCCCGGCCAGCACCGGCTTCTTCCTGAACACCAAGTACCTGTTCTACAGGCCGCACAGCCAGCGTGACATGGTGCCGCTGTCTCCGGGCAAGCGCTACTCGGTGAACCAGGATGCCGAAGTGCAGATTCTGGCGTGGGCCGGCAACCTGACGGCGTCGGGCCTCCAGTTCCAGGGCCGCTGCGGCGACTAACGGTTCGGCCCCCTGCCGGAGACCCCACTTCTCGGGTTGTGGTGTCATCGGGCCGGCAGGGGGCCACCTTTCAAGGAAACTGACATGGCTTGCAAGCCGAAACCCACTCCCAAACCTCCAAGGAGATCATGATGCCCGCAGCAGGTGCAACAATCGCCAACGCCGCTGGTCGTCCCAACGCCAACGGTACGCCGTGGTCTGCGGCTGTCATCCAGCCGCCCATCGGTGCCTACGTTCAGGGCGCAGCCCGTCCGAATGGCAGTTCCAACTACATCGGGTGCAACCCCGCCACGTCCTTCGCCACCAACATCCTCGGCGAGTCGGACACCAACCCGTTCCAGACTTCGGCCCCGCAGCCGAACTGGCTCGTGCCGGTGAATGACAACGCAGCGGACGGCGGCAAGGCGCAACTCGTCAAGAACGGTGCGACCGCGCTGGTTCCCGGCGACAAGGTGACAATCGCCGCAGGGGTAGCGACCAAGGACAATTCGACGGGGACGCACAACGTCTTCGCCACGGTCCCGGCCAACTACTTCTTCTGGGCTGTCGACGCAGCAGCGATCTAATGCTGCCCGGCGCTCGTACCGCTGATGGGGCACTGGTCATCACGACAGTTGCCCCCGTTGCGACTGACCCTCGGCTCGGGGGCGTCACCCTGACCCCCGATGGGGTGGTCAAGGTCAACGCCAACACCCCGCAGGTGTTTGACCAGGGCAAGGGCTTCATGATCAACGGCGCCCTCTGCATTGACGTTGCTGGCACTGCTATCGCCGGCTATGTCGGCGGATTGCCGGTAACAGCTACCGG